AGTGCAGTCGCATATCTTTTTAAGTAAATGTCATCAAAGATATCTGTATAAGTTTCTGGGTCAAGTTTTCTATAACACTCTATGATGATAAACTCACCCACACTAATATCATTTTCAAAATCCATATCTATATACAAACGATTTTGGTGTTGATTAAAACGAATAGGTTTTTCACCCACAAGTATATGTGATAGAAAATCTAAATGTTGCATTGTCATCTGATAGTGTAAAACTGAAGTAGAACTAAAATCATATAAGTCATTTAATCTTAGTTGATATCTTATATCAAACATATTATTTGTTGCAATATCATCAAAAGGAAAAATATTTAAAACAGAAACAACAGCCTGTGGCATTGGAATGAAACCTTTGCCCTCTTTGAATGTTGCCGTAACAGAACCATCCCTCACATCTGTTGCATTAGTTTCATCATTACTATTATATCTATCCACATCTGCTTGAGTGATTTGATATTTTAAGTACATTTTTTCAACACCATCATAGTGATATTGTGCAAAATATTGTAGAGCCTCGTCTATTCTATCTTCTGCTTGGTCATCAGAGACATTAATATCTATGACACCCTTTCCAAGATTTCGTAAACAATATTCCTTAAATGTCGTTCTAGAGGTTGGTATAGCCATGTTAAATCCTTTTATACTATTTAGTTATAATTAAAGTCCAGCACCAATAGCTATTGCAAATGCCCTTGTTCTTGACTCTACCGCTTCAACGAAAGCCTTAATTGATTGTTGAGTTGCAATTTGTGTAGCTGAATTAGATGACATATCATCCTCATCTAAAACTGCAGTTCCACTTATTCCAGTATTTATAACTGGACTCGTTAGAGTTTTGTTTGTTAGTGTCTGTGAAGAAGTCAGGAGAACAATCGAACTTGTATCAGAAAGATTCGTACTTGCAATACTAATGTTAGCAGTTCCATCAAATGATACACCAGCTATTGTTCTAGCGGTTTCCAATGCAGTTGCCGTAGCTGCATTACCTGAAATATCGCTCACAACTAAATCTATTGTCCCATCACCATCTTGGTAAGTGACCGCAATATCCGTTTCTGTGTTACTACTAAACATGGCACCGACTGTATCTTGAATAACTTCAGTCAAGTCTATGTTACCAGTACCATCAAATGAAACACCATGTATAGTTCTAGCAGTCTCTAACGCTGTAGCTGTTGCAGCGTTTCCAGATGTATCTTGGTTACCAGAGGTATTTACTCCTGGCAAGTCAATGTTTGCAGAACCATTGAATGATACTCCACCTATGGTTCTAGCAGTTTCTAAAACAGTTGCAGTAGCAGCATTACCAGTTGTATCTTGATTAAGTGTACCAACGACAAAATCTAACTTTCCGTTTGTGTCATCATAAGTTACTGCAATACCACTTTCAGTATTACTACTAATCATACCACCAACCACATCTTGTAGTTGTTCATCTGTTACAGTTGCTGAGTCTGCACCAATAAATTTACCAGTAGATGCTTGATACTTTAAAAACTTACCATCTACTTTTACACTATCTCTATCAATGTCATCTAAAAACTCAAGTCTTACTTCACCACCACCAGCACCAGACATTTGTGATGATGCAACTTGTTGTGAAATAAGAGCTCTAAAATTATCAAACTCTTTTCGTAGAGTTGTTATCTGATTGACTTCCTCTTTTATCTCTGTCTTTTCTTCTAGACTATCAAGATTGTCAATGACCTTATCAATCAGAGTTGCAGTTTTCTCTACTGGAGTTTGTTCTTCAGATACTTCGTCTACCTTAATCTCATCAACTACAATATCTTCAGAATCTTCTTCCAGAACTTTTGGTTCTGGTTCTATGAGTGTGGAGAATAATTCCTCAAGTGCCTCTAATTTAGTACTTTCATCAATTTGTTTTGGTTGTTCTTCTGGAGTTTCTTCTGGAGTTTCGATTATCTCTGGCTTTGTAATCTCACTAAAAGTATCTACAAGATTTGTAAATGTTTCTAGTTTCTCTTTTTCTTCTCTAGATAATCGTAACTCTACCTCAATCTTTGCTTCTTTATGAGCTTCATTGAGTCCAGAAAATAATTCTGTTATATCTGATTTTTCTATTTTGGGAACATGAGGAGCATGGACTTTAGTTTCTTTTGCAATAGACTCTAGGTCTTTGAAAAGATTGGTAATGTCTGATTTCAACTCAAGTTGCTGAGATGGCATAATATTCCCCTTTGTTAGTATTTATAAAAAGGGAAATACCTTTAATCGGCATCCTCTATCTTGTTGCCTTCAGCTACCCATTCTTGGATTGCTTGGTAGTGTCTGTTGGCAGGGTCTAGTGGTATATACCAAACCTTATTATCTATTGTAGCAACAATAGATGTATTTACATTATCTTCTGCGTGATATTTAGCTACTGTAATATTCATATTATATCCTATAATTCTGCATCAAAACCTAATCCAACTAATGAATCTGTTGAGTTATTGATACCTACATGAGCAGGGTCATTATTTGTTAATGAGCCTGTTGTAAAATTAACTAAACAAGTTTGAATACCACCTTGACTTATAGAAGCTACTGTAGCATCTACATCAGAATTTCCTGCTGCATCTTCAACATGATAATTACCTGCATTGTCATCATCTAAAGCAGGAGTTGACCTCATTTCTCTTGGGTATGTAAATAAAGCTCTTAAATTTGTGGATGTTCTCATAAACCCTAGAGCTATTCGTGAAAAAGTTCCACTGCCACCTGCATGATATTTTATATAATACCTATAACATAAATCTAGTTCTTCCCCAACTGACCTATGTTCAAATGGTGTGGCTTTTGAGCCTACTTCCATTTGTATGCCAGTGATTTCAAAATTATTATCTGTGCTGTCTCCAATGTTTACATTACTACTGCTTACACGAGTATTGTCGGTGGCTGAAGACCAAGACGTAGAAAATGTGCCACCTGTATAATTTGTTCCTGCAATTAAATGAATAATCAAATTAAAAGAATTTCCATTATCATTACCTAAAGTTCCAGTTGTGTCTCCATCAAATGTTAATGTATATCTATTCCAATTTGCATCAGAAACAGTAATTGTTTGTGAAATAGACCTTGTGTTGTCATTATCAAATAACTCAACAGTATAAACACCACTTTTGTTTGTCTTGACATAAAAAGAAACAGTTACTTTTTCAGCATCACTTGTGCCTTTTTTTAACTGTTGTAGGTCTTGACCCTCAAGTCTATGCTGAATAAACAGCCTTGCATCTGCATTACTCAAACTAGATTCTGCTGTAGTGCAATCATATTTCAAAGATTTTGCAAATCCATTTAGTCCTGCTGTAGCTTGTGTTACAGTAAATCTTGCAGAAGTGTCACCCATACCAGTTCTAAATCTATCTAAATGATAGGCACTAGCGGCAACACTAGTAAAACTTGTTCCTCTCTGTGCCACTTGCATTGCACCATTGATGATAATATTCCTTCGCCCACCAATCTGACTATTGGTTAGGACTTCACCCATCTTTGCTAATTCTGCTGCTTTGGTCATGCTAAATCTCCGAATACTGTTATATATCTATCAACATTAAAAGCGACTCTATTTTCACCAGAATTAACGTAATTGTTTTCATAATCAAAAGAACCGGCTGCTTGAGTATCGTTTGTAACTTCTACTGAATTAACGGATGAACCTGCTCCACCATCATCTACAGTTAATTGTATTACATAATTTGCTGAATCCATGTCGTTATTAATATGTATTCCACCATCTCCTGTTCCGTCATCATCATGTGATGAAACATTAAAACTATCTAATATGGAAGCACCATCCGCAGCTATCTTTGCCCATGCTTTTGCACTACCGCTAAATACAAAACTAGTAGCAATACTATTATTACTACTTGTGTCTGTTAATGTGTTTACTCTTAATATACTAGCCATTATGCGAGGTCTCCAAAACAATTAAATGTTATATGCTCAATATCAACAGAAGTTCCGTCACTAGCAGGTGAAAGGGTATTTAGATTTACAGCACTAGTTTGTGTTGCACCTGCATCATGGTCATGTAACAGATAACAATTATAAGAGCCTGCATCATGTGTTCCTAAACCCCCAACTGAGTATAAAGCATTACCAAAATTTGTTGAATTTGCAACTGTATAATCGCCTGTTCCGTTATCTGTTAAAGTACCACAATTAAAACTATCGGAAATAGCTACTGTTCCATCACCCTCAAACTGTGCCCACTGTTTACATAATCCTTGTTGCAGATTAGTTGTTGCACTATTGCCTTCACCTGTAACAGATATAGAACCTGCTGTGGTTACACCTGTAAATTTATCTACTTTAAGTTCACTTGCCATTATGCTAAGTCTCCTGATACCATAACACTGCACTCATCATAATCTAAAACACCACTAGAGCCTAATCCATCTCCAGTTTGCATCCTTAAAGATGCAGCCACCTTTGCTCCATCACTATGCACTTGAATAAGTCCATTTGCCTCACAAACTCCACTAACTGCATATGTAGTTGCCGACATAGCATTTGTATAAGTGCCTGTATGATTACCTGTAGCATTGTCAGTTAAACTTGCAATATTGTGACTATCTTCTAAAAGTGTTGATGCTTGGTCATAAGTCCACCATGCTTTTATTATGCCTTGCACAGTATTCTGTGTTACTGCACCACCATCAGATACATAGGTTGAGGTATTAGCCATCTTAACATTTGACCCACCACTACCTGCTTTATCTACAATGGTATCTACATTTAATTGACTTGTCATACGATACTCCAATGTCCGTTAACAGTAACAGTTGCATTCTGTGTTATAGGCCCTGCTGATAATCCGTTGGTTGTTGAACTAATTGTTATGTCTGCACTTATGGTTTGTCCATTTGTTCTAATTATACTGTTGTTACCCAAGAATGGATAGCGTGTGTCTGATTCTGTCTTGGTGTATGTCTCGTTAACTGAAAACACATCATATACGACCATCTCAACTATATCATTCAAACTCGCTGCTTGTACAAGTACGACAGATGTACCTGAAGTCGCAGTGTAGTCATCACCTGGCACTAACAGTATTCCATTTTGATATACATCCATATACAAGCTATCTGTATAGGTCAAGGTCAATGAATTGGCATCAGAACCACTGAAGCTAGTCTGCGCTGCAGTTGCTTGATATTGAAATCTGTTACGAACTCCGCTCTGTGGACTTTTACCTATATATGCCATTGATTATACCTCTTTATTACTGACTATTAGTCAATCTCTGAAATATTATTGCAGTTGTATTAGTTACTGAACTGCCTTCTATTTTTGAACCACTTGCTATTGAGCCACCTGTTAATTTAACTCTGTGTGTTGATGCATTGGTAATATTAACAAGAGCCATTGCAGAACCTGAAGCACTCATGTCATCTGTACCACCTGAAGATGATTCAGTAACTAAATCAAAGTCTGAACCACTATTAGAACTATGACTTAAATCACAAGTTATAAAGTTATCTTGTGCTGAACTTTGATTGAATGTTCTATAAAAATAATCAATTTTGTAAAGTCCAGTAATAGGAAATGTAAAAAGTCCACTACTTACTGTAATTGCAGTTCCTGATGCTCCAGAACTCGCATCATCACACGCTTCCCAATTAGTCAAATCACCATTTGATGTTAAGTTTGATGTCAGTCTGAAGGCTTGTGCAAATGTTGTACTAGCCATAGTAATAACACCACCAGAAGTAATGCTTATTCCATTTATCCCTTCACCTTGTACTTTTGTTAAAGCCATCCGTTACTCCTTATGCGTATGGACTGTCACCTAATGTGCTTGTATCCCAAGCAGCCTTGAGCTTTGCAATAGTGTCTGCATCAGTAATTGCTTTCGCAGCAGGGGCATCTCTAAGGGCTTTTTTCTTTGCTACACTTGCAGCCTGCGCATCAGTATCTCCTGCCTCTAAAGCTTTCATATACACTACATCTTCTTCAGTAAGTAGAGGTGTTCTTACTTCTCTAATCTTATCTTGAAAAATCTTTTTTGATGCAGTTAAATCTTCTGTTATTGTTTTGCCTGATAATGACCAAGCATTTCTGAAGTGTCTATCTGATGGAACAGTTGCATCTGAGGCAGCAATACTGTTTCCATCTTTATCCACGATATTTGTTGTTGCCATTGGTATCTCCTTTTAAGCAGCTTCTTCATTATGTGTAGTATTTATATCTTCATTAATCTTCCAAGCATTTCGCCACACTCGTGTACTTGGTAACTGTGACTTAGTACAAATGACCATACGAGGTTTGTTGGCTTTGTCGTAGTTTTGCCATACGTGCTTTGGTAGGTCTTTCATAATAAGGTATTCTATTGCTCTTTCTTCTGTCATTGCTTCAATAGGCTTTGTATTATGCAACAAGTAACCTCTTGTATGCTTCACAAAGTCAGACTTGTCTTCATCTTTCTTGAGTTCCCAATAAACCTCTACAGGTGGTAATATGCCACCTTGCAATGCACAAGCCATCCAATTAGGGTCAGGGTGCGTTACTTTTGCAGGTTCATCAGGTGACTCAGGGTCTTCCCATACTACACAATATTCTGTTCTGTA